ACAACCCTTGTGATGCTTATCCCAAACTCTAAAATCAAAATCTTGTAGTTTCATTTGTTACCTCCATTTATACTTTTTATAGTTTTTTGCCATTCCTCATCGCTTTTAAACTCATTATTAAGTTCTTTTAAAAGTTTAAGTGCTTCATCATTAGACAAATTAGAAAGAATAGCTCTTATTCTTTCTAATGGCTTGATATCCTTATGGATAATTCCAAAGAATTCCTCTTGCTCTTTTGTGCTTAAATCTTCAAAAAGTTCAGCCAAATCATGAGCATCTATATCTTCTAAATCACTCGCATCTATGCTTACATTGACATACATTTTTTATCCTTTTGTTTTAAATTAAGTTTTAAAAACTTAATCAAATCCGCCTTAGCGGACTTGTTAAATTTTTTTAAGTCTAATTTTTTGCTTTGAAGTCATTTTCTTTTTTCTTTTAAAGCTTTGCTTTTTTAGCTTAGGCTTATTTTTAAAATCAAGTTCTAAAAAGCCATTAAAATGAGCTGTTTTTGTTTTAAAAACACTATTTAAAAGTTTAAAAGTCGCTAAGGAAAGCTCTCTCATTTTTCAATCTCCAAGCTTTCAATCTTTGGCTCTATTCTAAAATTATCTTTTACCACTCTTTTAAGACCTAATTTTACCAAGGTGCTATCTTCAAGCTCAGCAATAGCATCTTTATTAAGCTCTTCTTTATAAGTAATGCAATCATTGAGTCCATAGCTTTTAAGGGCTTTGATTAAATTGTCAAATTTTTCTTTCACTCTTGGTAAAGAAACGCTTTTACTTAAGCGATAACCAATCTTGCCAAAGGTAAATTCTTTGCTTCTTTTTTCCGCAAACTCGTGTTTATTATTTTCACAAAAGGTTGTAATACATTGCTCTACATACTTAAGCTCATCACTTAAAACTTTAATCTCTCCTGCACGCCTTTCTTTAATTTCATTACAAGCTAAAGTTACTTCTCCATTAATCTTTTCTATTTTTACACTAAGCTCTGCTACTTTTTTAAGTGCAAGATTCACATCTTCTAAATTATTTATTTGCATCTATTCTCCTTTTAAATTAAATTTTTTAATTTGATAATCCCAAAGAACCACACCATATCTTAAAAGCATTGCGTGTTTTGCTCTTTTTCTAACTATCCTTAAGCCTTTTTTTTCACGCAGTATCGTGGAGTCTTCAGGTGGATCAAGGGAGCAAGGCTCCTTGTCGCAAAAGGTGGCTTTGTCACATTGCGAAGTCAAAGAGGCAACTCCAAAATTAGCTCTTTGATACCAAGCTTTTTAGCAAGTGCTAATTCTTCTTGCATACCTTGTGAATATTTTGCATCTTTGTGAGTGCTTATATAAATATAATCACAAGCCTTTAAAAGCTCTAATCCCATTTTTAAAGCTTCTTCTCGGTGCTTTCCTTCATCTAAATAGCTAAATTGCAAAATGGGCGAAATGGGTGTAAAACCTTCACATTCACGCAAAACTTTTAAACATTCTTGCTGGGCTATGCTAATAGCCTGAGCTTTTCTTTGGCTTTCTCTTACAGCTAAAGCTTTATAAGGAGAAGCGATATAAACTAATGCCATTATTCTTTTCCTTCTTTAATTCTCTTTGCAGTGCAAATCTTGTGCTTTATACTCTCTGCGAAAAATTGCACCTAAAGAACCAAACATTAAAGACACACACATCTAAAAATCCTTGCAGATTTCCAGTCAAATTGCCTTAATTTTTGGCTCACCTCTTATTATCAACCCTTAAGTTAAAAAACTTAATTAAAGTGCCTTAATTCAAGCACTTTTGTTAAGCTTTTTCTTTAAATGAAAATTAAGAATTTTTTGTACTATATAATCAGGATAAACTCCTTTCAGAACATCTACAAAAGCATTATTTTCTTTATAATAAATACTTACACCTTTGATTTTAAAGAGGCTTCTGCTATAATCAGCTTTCTCGCCTTTAATCATTTTTGTCATTTTTTCTCTCCTTGTATTAAATTTTCTCTTTTTGCTTTTTCTTTTTTAATTAAATTAATCGTTTCAAAGATAGCTATCCATTTGTCTTTGTTTTTAGGACTCTTTAGCTTTCTAATAGCTTCAGTATAGATTTGATGAACGCGTGTCACGCTAAGATTAAGTTCTTTAGCTATCTCTTCAAAACTCATTTTTTAACCCAACATTAAAAATGATGCGGCTGCTTCTATGTGTTTGAGCTCAACCGCTTTTCCATCTGCAAATTCACAAGCTCTTTTTAAAAGCTTTTCACTTTTTCTAAAATTGCCACGAGCAAGATTAAAAACCAAATCAATTGCCTTTTTATCCTCTACATCAAAATGCTTACAAAGTGTTTTTAAGTCTTCATCTTTTAAACCTTCTTTGTTTTGGTAGCAAAGTCCTTTTAATTCCCACTTTGCACCAATTCTAGAGCTTAGCTGTCCATACTCGTTATAATCATTTCTGCCAATGCCTGTAAGGTTATTTTTGAGTTTTCTAGTACCTACTAAGATTAAAGCGGTGTTTGAAAAATCATAAATGCGTCTTAAGCACTCTAATGCTCTAAATGGTAAATGTTCGCTTTCATCAATGATTAAAACCTTTGAAGTTCTTGCTAACTCACTAGCAATGCCTCTAATCTTATCATCAAGCGAGCCTTTAAAGCATATATTTAACTTATTCTCAAGTCCCACTAAAAGCATTCTTTTGCTTGTTTCAGTCGTAGCTTCAAAAAGCACCACTCTTGTGCCATTTTTAGTGGCATATTCTTTAATGGCTCTGCTTTTTCCAGTCCCTGCTTCGCCAATGATTACTCCCATTTCTCTATTACTCATGGCACTCTCAATGGTTACATTAATCGCTTTTGCATCTTTAGTAGCGATAAAAGGGGTTTGAAGCTCTTTTACGCTTTTTTCTTCTACGAAGCTTTTAATATATTTTTCAAGTAAAGGTTCTACTTTTGAAGCGTATTTATAGCCACTACCTTCTTTCATATAGCCCACCATATAGCTTTTATTAATCCCTAAACGATCGGAGAGATTGTTTTGAGAGATGTTTTGGGTGCTTAAAAACTTTTTAGTAAGTTCTACTAATTGCATTTTTTATCCTTTCTCTTAACTTCACAGCGGAAGTAAATTCCGCTTTGTGAGCAGGAGCTTTGCTCCTTGCATCCACCTAAAGCCCCCGTCCCACTGAAGTGGGGGCATCTTTGTTTTAGAGCTTTATAAAAACTCTTTAAAACTTGAATTAATCAAGCTTTAAACAATTTTTAACCAGCAAAATATTTCTTTTCGACAAAAGCTTCCATATCAAACTCACTTTCATCATTTGTGATTTCTTTTTTAGCGTTTAAAATAAGCTCATCTGCATTAGCATTGTTTTTAATCTCTTCTAATTCTCTTTGAGTTTTTAAGACTTCTTTTGCAAGGGATTTTTGATGTACTTCTTTGACTTTTACGAGTGAGTTTTCAAAAGTATTTTGTAAATCTTGTAAGTCTTGCTTGATATTAAGCTTAGTAAAGGCGGCAATCTCATCTTTTTTAAGCACTTCTTTAATGGCTTTAACTTCACTTTCATAGCCTTTTTTAAGCATTTTAAAGCTTTCTTTGCTAAGTTTAGCAATACTTTCATCAAGTGCTAAGCAAAGAAAAGTACCATTTAAATCATAGATGAAAAGCTCTTTGATATTATCAATATTTTGCACACATTTAACCCTTGTGCCTACGCTTGGCATTAAAGCACTTTTATAAACTCTACTTTCAAAGTTAATGCCTTTTTTGCCCACGACCCTAAGTTCTTTATTTCCAGCGTTAAACAAAAATTCTTCATAAGATATTTTTACAATAGCTCTATCGCATGAGTTCCAAAGTTCAAGTGGAGTTTTAACGCCTTTTTTGCGGCGAACTTTGCTCATGTTCCACTTGATCACTTCAGCTTCCAAAAGCTCACAAGCTTCGCTGAAGGTGTGAAGGAGTTTTTGATTAGTTTTTTTAGCAAAGCCGTATTCATCTTTAGCTTTTCTTTCTTTCTTAGGAGTTTTTTGCTCTATCATTTCTCTTTTAGCTAAGCTATTTCCAATGTGACCGTGCATTTGAGATAATCTAGCTCTTTGAAGTGTTCCAAAACGCCTTTCAACTAAAGCTTTTTGCTCTCCTGCGTAAGCAATAGCTGCATCATAGCTTATATTAAGACTATCAAGTAAGCTTTGAAAATCTTTTGAAAGATAATCTTTACCATTATCGCCTTTTATCATATCAGGCTTACCAAACTTATCTATGGCTTTCCATAAAAGTCTAGTTAGGCTTAAAGAGTTTGATTTTCCTACTAAGGTAGCTACTCCCATGCCACTAAAGACATCAACGACACTTAAGATGTGTGGGCGGAAAGGCTCTAGTGTTTCATCATCTCTTACTATAAAATCAGCTGGAGAGCTATCGATTTGCCAACACATGTTTTTCATGTCATAAAGCTCTCTTTGATTACCTTGTGCAGGTAGAAACTTGCTTTTTGCTTTATCTAAACCTTGAGTAATAATGCAATGTTCTAATGGTTTATCTTTGTAGTAGTTTTTAATGAAATTTTGTAAGGTTTTTACACTAAAAAGCGGTTTTACCTCTCCTAAATCAAAACCTATAAAGTCATAATTTTCTTTAGTAGCTGCTTCTTTATGGATTTGCCACCAAAGCTCAGTGAAATTAAATCCACCTGCTCCAAAGGTGCGATACTCTCTTAAGGCATATTCTTGCATCCAAGCACTAAGTTTAGTTTTATCTTTGCGATGAAGTCCGCGAGTGTCGACTAAGCCTAGAATGCCATACTTTTTATAGTCTGAACGCCAGTTAGAATAATTTCTCCATTCTACATTACATAAAAACAATGCTCTTTTGAGTGTAAGACCACCTTCAATATATTTTTCTACTTGTTTAAGTAATTTTACTTTACTTTTCGCATCTTCTTTAAGTTCATCGCTTAAATTTTCAAATTTTAAATTTAAAACAGCCAAATCATCATTTATTTTTGACTCTGTTAAATTTAAATTACTAGTTTTTAAACTATTATTTATAGTTTTTAAATTATCGGTAGTAATAATTTCGCTCAATTTAACTTTTTGCATTTTTTCATCATAAATTAAAGTATTTTTAGTGATTAATTCTTGGTTAAAGGCGGTTAAAAGCTTATCTTTGCTTATTTTAAATAGTAGTTTTTTGCCACCCCTGCCGCCTTTTTCATTATCTACTTTTAACCACTCGTATTTATTTGAGTTTCTACTTGCTGCAAGTCTCAAAGCACCTGTGCTTACATTAAAAGCTTGTGCAGCTTCTTTGGTTTCTAAGAAATACACTATTTTAATCCTTGCGGAAGCTCATTAATGATGCCGAGCTCTAAGAGCTTTTTAAATACCGCTTTTGTACTACCCTTAGTATTTCTTTCACCTGTAATTTCGCCTTTGATAATTCTGTGTAAAATATCGTAGCTAATGTTGTGAGTTCTAGCAAAAGCTTTTACATTAATAGCATTGTTTTTAAAATATGCTTTAATCATTTTTTCTCCTTCAATACTTCAATTTTAATTGAAGTTTATTTTTAATTGTGATAAAATTTCAATTTTAATTGAAGTATTATAGTAAAAAATTTTACATTAGTCAATAAAATATGTTAAATATTTTACTTTTTATAAAGGTAATATATGACCGCAAATGATTTTAAACAAATAAGAGAAAAATTAGGACTTACACAGGAACAATTAGGTAATAAGCTTAATTTAACAAGACAGCAAATTATTAATATAGAAAAAGGCAAAACACCTATTAGCAAAAAATATTTTGATAATATAAGCAAGTTAAGTAAAAAATTTTACGTTGATAAAGAGGAAAATGCACTAAATAAAGATAGAAATAAACAAGAAATTAATTTTTATTCTATACCAAAACTTAATATTTCAGCCTCTGCTGGTGGAGGTAATGAGTTGATAGGATTAGAGGAATACGAAACAGGTGAAATGCTTGAACTTAGTAAAGCCTTTTTTAAAACAACTCCAAAAAATGTAAAAGCTATCAAAGTTGATGGATACTCTATGATTCCAATGCTTTTACCTGATAGTTGGGTTATATTTGAAGAAATACACGAGTATCAAGGAGATGGACTATACATTTTAAACTTTGATAATCAACTTATGGTTAAACTTTTGCAATTAGATCCAATAAGTAAAGTTTTAGATATTATTAGTGTAAATAAGGATTATAAAAGCTATAGTTTGGACTTAAAAGACTCACAAGTTGAAATCATTATACAGGGTAAGGTTTTGCGTTCTATTATATAATTTAAAGGAAATAAAGTGAATATAGTATTATCGATATTAGCAGTTATTTTTATTTTTCTCTTATGTAATTATTTATATAGAAAAATAAAAGGAATACCAAATAAGCCGGTAAAAGAAATTTGGAATGAATATAAGCAGGAAATGCAAAAAATTGATGAAGCACACAAGCAAAGAATTCAAAAAATTGATGAAGTACATAAACAAAGAATGCAAAAAATAAATGAAAATTTTGAAAAAGAAAAAGAGCGAAAAAAGGACTTGAAATTTAACAAATTTCAAACAACTTCACATGAAATTTTTACCATAAAAACTCCAGAGAATGAAGATGTTGAGGTTGAATTAGCTTGCACGGCTGGATTAATTCAAACTAGCCAAATTGATTATGGAGAGTTTGTTAGGAAAGAATTTTTATACAAATGTTTTCCAGTAACTTGGAACGATTTTTTAAAGCTTAACAAGTATGAAAAAATATTGGCATATACAGTTAAAGATTGTAATGATATTGGATTGTTAAAAGAGGTTTATGAGCAAATGTTCAAATATTTAAAATGGCAAAGTGAGCTTCCTGAATATCTTAAAAAAGATATACGATCTAGAAAAAGATATTTACACGAATTTTCAAATCCCGTTCAAATAAAAAGCAAATTAAGCTTAAAGGCTTATCGCTACTATATCAACTTCTTTTTAAATGAAATACCAGAAGGAAGCTATTTTCCTATGCAAATAATGCATAGGGGTGATGAGTTGAGCGAAGCTTTATATAATACTTATTTTTTAAAAGATGATGAAAGTATAGATATGTATTATCCACCAAATTTTTATGGAGACACATCAAGTTTTGACATAGTAGAACCTAGATTTTTTAACAGTAGGGAATATTATAAAAATTACAAACCTTTTAATCGTTTTGATTTAAAGCCACACTCTGATTACGACTTTAATATTCCAAAATATATAGTAAAGCATTATTTGGATATGAAAACCATTGTTAAAGAAGATGAACATCATAAACGAATTTTTTGTTAGTTTTATTTTAATAAAGTTATATTTTAAGTTTAAGGTTTGTAGAAAAATAAAATTTCCACTTTTATGGAAGTTTTATTTTTCCAAATGGAAATTTTATTTTTCCGCCGACAATAAATATTTAATATATTCAATTTGTTATATTTAAAATAATTTGATGATTTTCTTCTTTGAAAGTATACACTAGCTCATCACATTTATATGAGACTTCCTTCTTGCAAATTTTATCTTGCAAAGGTTCTTTTAATATTTGCAATAAATGTTTTTTAAAAAATAATTTTGTGCTCAATCCCATTCCATGATTTAAATTTTTAATAAACTTATTATCAACTTGTGAAACAGCGAAAAATTCTACTTTAAAATTTAATTCTTTTAAAATATGTACAAAATTTTCCTTATTTTTAAAAGGAGATCTTTCATCAAAAATACTATGATATAAAATATATTTTGGATTTGGGTATAAGCTTTGTATTATTAGATGTTCTTTGTTTAATGGTTCTCTTATGATTTTTCTAGCATTTGAAAAATAATTTTTTGAAAATTTATTATTATTCCAATAAGTTTTATCACTTAAATATAAAAATATATTTTTAAATAAAGTATCATCATATGTTCCATGATATCTAGTAAAATCGATTTCTTTTCCAAAACCTATAAGTCTAAAAATATTTCCAAACAAATTAACAAAAGAAGAATTATCTAATATAAAATCAATACTCCAAGGAGCTATTTTTGCACATAAATTTGCTAAATATCCGCCATATGAATTTCCGAACAAAATCGTTCTAATACCCCCCCCCCTCATTAGTTTAAATGGAGAATTTTCTTTTATATAAAAAATAGCATTTAAAATATCCATAGCTTGCATTATACCAAAATTTTGATATTCATTTTTAAATGGTAAAAAACTTACATGTGTTTTTAACTTATAGTTTTGATGTAATTGTTGATTTAATTTTAATTTTTGAATTTCTTGATCTATTCTTATAAAAGCATTATTTAGATTTTCATAAGAATTTATACCATAAACATTTATACATTTTAAATTTATAGCCTTTAAACTAGTATCTAAAATGAATTTATCTATATCATCCAAATAAAAACTAGAACCCAAATGAGGTCTATTTCCTATACAATGATAGTTAATATTAATAACAGCAACTTTATAATTTCTAGTCAAATAATCATCAATATAAATATAACTATTCATATCTTCAGCACCACCTGGAATAATACAAACAATAGCTTCTATTTCTTTACTATCATCATAAGTCAATCTAAATTCTAATTTACTTCCCCTTTTGATATTTAATTCTACATCATCACAAGAATCTATAGAATAAATTTGGTTTATAATCATATTAAACCTTTTTTTTGGAAATTTTTAATTAATTATATCATCAAATTTCC